AGAACAGCGCGAGCAGAATGCTCAAGCGACTTAAACGGCAAGCAAAGTGAATATGGTAGTACACGCCATGGTTCCTGATCCAAAAGTAGCCTCAACAGAGAGGGTGATGGCATCAGTTCCATTACATGTAATATATCCAGAGATAGGGATAGCAATCGAAGAGTCGATAGTGCCGGATCCCTGAAATTCATTGCTCACCTGAACATTCAAATTCTTGGACAAAGAAAGCCCAGCGAACGATAGCGCAAACGCGCCAGCACCAGCAAATTGTGCGGTAGCCGAATAAAAATAGTTCCCAGGTGGAGGAACAATTGATCCGACTGTATTCACAACACCAATACCATTCACATTGACCACAGTTGCAGAAGCAGCTGCAGCAAGCAAAGGTTGGTAGGGCGTACTGGTGGTCAGGCTAGCGGCCGTATCTTGAAACGACGTAACCTGAAGATTGTTGGGAGCTTTCGTCTGTGATTCCAAAATTGGAACAGACAGCTCAACCGTGTACACCACATGAAGTTCACCCAAATTCACACCATTGCCAGTCTGTCCTTGATTAGACACATACAGATTTCCACAATCGTAGGTCTTGATATCATTGCCTCCCGGCAGCCCTGCTGGGCGAACAAACTTGGCATCGGAATTTTTATGACATTCTCGAGGATCGAGAGTCAGGGTCATCTTCTCATACGGCATGCAATCAGCATGAGGATCCGTATCTTCAACCTGCTGCTTGGAAGCAGGTGGTGAGTCAGCTGCATCGTAGTCACAAGAAAGCATCACTTTCCCAACGGCCGAACTTGTCGGGTTGAACTGAGTGACCTCAGGTTTGTAGACAAACTGCAGGGACTTGAAACAATACTTCTCATATTGCTTCGCAATGGTGGACAACCAGGGAAAGGTAGATGCCTGTCCTGGATTTATTGGCAGATTCAGAGGAACATTGAAATTTGGCTGATTTGCCACAGCGATTTCAGAAATGTATTCGGACTCTGAAATGAGGATGGATTTCCTCTTTCCGAATCCTGTACCTTGGCGATTTCCACGAGGGAAACGATCAATACCAGGATTGCGCTGAGCCACACTCCGCGTATTTCGGTTCTGCTTCTTGCTACGACCTTGTTTCTTAGGCTGTCGTTGAGCCCGTGTCTTAGGAATCAAAACACCCATTTTCTTCATTGCCTTTTGGCGAATGCGGATGTCTTGCTTATTTGTTTTGCGAGGACGAAAAGATTGCATCTCTTTTCATTGGGTAAGCTTCCATATACCCCATGAACCTCGGTGGTAGTTTTCGCTACCTAGCAGTATTCCCGACAACAGTTGTAGTTCTCCCACAACTCGTCGTAGCTGATCCAAAGATCCTCGAACTCTGAAAAGAGATTATGTTTCTCACGAAGGAGAACCATTTTACCGAGAATCTCGTCGTACACATCCCTTGTTGAAAGGACCCGGAGAAGACCCCCCAGGCGCTGCAATTCTAGCTCCGGATGAAGCTGATGCGCAGCACGGCGACGACCGTACACGACGGCCCGAATCTTCTGTGCATCCTGATGGATGAAGGGTCGAAAGCGCGTCGAGCAGAAGTCCATTTCCTCCCAGCTCACGGCTCGTCCAGCCCAAGTGATGGTTG